ATTGACAGTGCCGCTCTTGAAATGAATCGATTGATTCTAGCCGCTTCTATATCTGCGAGCTCCGGCGCTATATCAATCACGTCGCTGTGTGTTACGGTCATTCTTTCTTATCCTTTTTTCGAATATCTTCATCTTTCACTTTCAGCGATTCAATCTGCTTTTCAATCGCTGACAGAACCGACTTGCGTGTCTCTTCCTCCGACCACTTCAACAGTGTATCGAGATTGAATGTTTCCTTGATAACTTTGTTTGCTTCGGTTGTGTTCAACTTGGATATTCCACAAAATTCTTCGGTCTCTTTTTTGTTGGATTCGGGTTTACCGGCCTTTGGATCTGCAACTTTTTCATTTGTATCAGTCTTAGGCACATCGTAATCGCCAGCAGGGTGATGCAATACAACGATAAGACCTTTTTCCATTCTTTTTTGAACACCCGGATGCTTCTTTGCTTTTTCCCAAACTTCAAAAGGCACTTGGTTATTGCCAGCGATGATTCGAAATTCACCTGCTCGATACATGCTAGGAATTGTGTATTTTACCAAAACCGTTTTGCTCATAAAGATCCTCCTCAAAATTTCTATTATGCTACTTAGATGCCATCATAGTTTGCCGCTGAAAGAGGATATGGCATCAAAATTCCGCCAAACCTTTCGTGACAATCGATCACATATTCTTGCCCCTCTTGTGTGGGCGGAAATTGCTCAAAATCAACCGGCACTTCCATCGTTACCTTGTCGGGATTTCTCTCGTACGCAACCATGATGTCAGAATCAAAGAAGTCATTCTTGGAAGAGGCAAGCTGTGGAACTTTGATGATGGAGAGTTTGATTCCTTCTTCTTCATATCCATTCATTATATACTTGTAGATGGAGATGTCCGAATTGGTAGAACATCTTTTGTTTTTGATGAGCTTGTATTGCGCACTTGGCAACAATAGTGTGTTGGTAGCAGATTCCACGTCGTTTGTATTGCTAGAGGGTGCTTCAAGACAATCCGAGATATCTCTGATGATTTGATCAGACGTTTTTGTTGTCCATGCTGTTGCGTCACCATCACCATCATTTTCAACTGTAGCCGTGGAAATATTTACATTGGTGAGAAAACCAACAATATTGTGTGATGGGTCACCAAAGAAAGCAATTTTGTTTTCAAGCTGATAAATTGCTCGTTTGGCTGACGATGCTCTGCTACCCTGTAAATCTTTTTTAGCCTGTTCAGCTTCGCGTATCTCCTGAATATTATATCCATAGGAGTCACCTAATGAACGAACTTTGGCAAAGTGTTCTTTCCCTCTAATATCTACACGTGGAAAGTCAGTTGCATAGTTTGACACAACCTTGGCAAATCCAACTTCTTCATACATCTCATAACCAATGATTTTTGTTCCTTTACCGCCATCAAGAGAGATTGGAAATAATCTTCTGGCTTTTAGCTCTGGAAATTTTACCCTGTAGGTTGTGCTTTTAATCTTTGTGAGCTGTTGCCCAAAATAGATCTGCTCGTTAGCGTCAAGTTTTTCTAGTGTCATCATATCCTCCTTATTGAGTCCTTAATCACTCACTATAAATTCAGGTCAAGAATTGCCAAACCTCCTGCAGCGGCACCCTTGAACCATTTTGCGTTTGTTACTTGAAAAGCCCTTACTGGTGAATCTGCATCAGTTCTGAATTTTCCACGTTCTGTGTTCAGTATGGATGAAATAGTCTCTGCCACTGCTCCTCCCGGCTGACTTAGTCCTCCTGTTACCGCAAGACCTGTAATAGCAATGTCTGTACTATGAGATGCAGAAGTAATTGTGATCTCTCGTGCACCGGTAACCTCTGCGGACTCAACAGCATCGCTTAACGCAATCTCTACTGCTAGAGCTACCAGAGTGGTGTCGTGGTTAATATTAAAGACAACCGCATTAATAGCAATACCGTTGATATTCATGTCAATTTTATTGCCTTCCACAAAGTCAGCATCAAAAGTCAGGGTCTGAACCTGTGCACGTCCGTCAAAAGTTGCATAAACGTCATCGTCCGGAGTAACAGCTTCCTCAACTTCGACAAATATCCGACCGCGCTGAACGACAGGGACACTTGAAAGAGGCTCGAAATACTCGTTTGGTTCACCCATGTCCCGCAACACACAACCCTCAAAACGATTATCAGCCGCGTCTGGTAACTGGACACCGTCTTCGTCGCCAGCAACCTTTGCCACACCTCGACCGAAATAGAGTCTATCAACCGGGTTATTTTTACTCAAAATGTCGTAATGACCATTGTCTGCACGTTGTCCCTTTGTGCCAACTGCCATTTCAAAATCATAAGATGTCTGCATTGTATTCCTCCTTAATCAAAATTTAATCTCGTCTTTAGACCTTCCAAGCCTCTGAATCTTGCTTTTGAGATTCTAAACGAGCCTTTTCAACGTCTGACCCTCCACCTGTTGCCTTGCCAGCATTGTCCATAAGCTCTTTTTCCAATTTACCTGCTCCGTCTGTTTTCCCTTCAGATTGGCTGGTTGAAATCACAGAGAAGCACCCAGCAATATGATCATTCGATAAACCATCCAGCTTCATTTCCGGATAAACCTTGGAAACAATCATTTTCTTGATATTGATATCCTCAAGGCTATCGATTTTGGCCTTACCAGCTTCCTCTTCACCTAAAATCTTTGTAGCAAAGCTCTCAAGTTGAATACGATCTTTTGCAATTTTGATCATGTCATTGCGTGAAGGTTTTTGAGCCTTGAGCTTTTCAATCTCAGAGTCCTTCTTTTTCAATTCGGCCTCTAAAGCATCAACTTTGCCTTTTAGCTCGTCTGCGCTTTTATTTGAGGCATCCAGTTTTTCTTTTGTATCTGCAAAAGCCTTCTGCTCGTCGCGTACCGCCTTTGCAACCTCTGGACTCACTTCATATTCAATGCCATCAATTTTGTGTTTTACTGACATAATATTGCCTCCTGATTCTCCTGTTTCATTTCTTTTATTTGAATCGAATTTTATCATGACCCCAGTTTCTGCGTCCATGTGCAATCTGTTTAATGGGCCCGCGCGTCCTTTACCTACAATGGCTAGATGATTATAAGTAATGTTCCTTTGAACAGCATCATAAGGGTCGCCCCCCCACTGTCCGGGTGTTTTGTCGAGTTCACAAAAATATCCGCATGAAGTTTCACGCTTGCCGTTTTCAACGTCATCAATTGTCTCTTGATCAGTGATGGTCACTCGGCAACGAACAAAATCGTGCACTGGTTCAATGCTGTCACTTGTAAAACCTGATTGATACTTTTTGGTATTTTCAGATGTGAGCATTGCCGGAGGATGGTCGTTTGTGACAACCACTTCGCGAAGAGAGTTCAGAGATCTCTGATCAAAGACTTCTTCAGGAGGTCTCAGTTCCTTGAATATAGAACCATCGGGCATCTGGTATTTGAATATGCCGATGCGTGTAGCATAAGCTGATGTCTTCAAATACCCTTGTGGCGTTCTTTCGGCTTCATCCAGACGCCCTATGTCGATTCGCGATACGCGCACTTTTTCTTTCATACAATGCCAATTGTAAGGGCGAGGTATGCAATCTGTCTATGTGCCTTTTTTATTCCGGCCTATACAGCGGAATAGCAACACACCTGCAGTTTATATCTTCGCCCGGGTGGCCAGTAGCCGGCGGATCATTCCAAGAAAATATCTGCCCATTATTAGCTTCATGGGTATCGCGAACACGTTCATCACCGGAAGTTGACCAGACATATTCTTTAACACCAACACTTTGCTGTCTATTCTTGTTAAGCATGCCGTTGAATTTTGAAACCTGATCTCTGGCGATGAGCTTGGCTTTGTTATGTGAGATATTGAAAGCGTTTTTAATTTCTGTTGTCATATCTTTTGCAAGTGTGCCTTTTTGAGCGCCCCTCATCACAATACCTTCGACTCTTTTTAACTGGTCTTCTGGTATAGATTTGATTAACCCAGCGTTTGTTTTTACAAATGCTTTGATCTCCGTTTCCAACCATGATTCATGTCCAACAGAGACCGAAAGTACTTTTTTTTGAGAAAATTTCTCATAAAACATTATCTTCTCTGTAATTTTGTAATAATAGCGTCTGTTGATTGCTTCGATACGTTCAGCCGCATTAATCGCCATTGTCGCAATCATTGTGTCTGTATAGAGCGAATAATACTGATCTATAATCGAATTGATAGCCGCTTCTATCTCATCCACATACTCATCCATTCTGTCTGCAGAGGGATGCATAGCTTCTGCGCTTTTTGTGATAGATGATATTTGGGGGACAAGAGTTTCACGGATAATGCCGTTTAGAAAGTTGACCATCTTCCGAAGTTGTTTGAAATAATAGAGCTCTGATGTTTTTGAGGATGGTGGCCTGTTCAACTTAATGGCTTTTTGTGAAACTTTTCTTTTTCTTGCATCAAATTTTGATTCAATAAGTTGATCAATCATTTTTACATCTCCGCATTTGCAGTGTTGTCCAGTTCGCCGCGTGCTTCAAAATCAAGAATTGTTTCAACTGAAAAACCGCTCTCTCCAAATCTGCTTTTTGCAATCTCTTCTGGGGTAATAACAGCACGGTCAATATAAGAGCCATCTGCTTCGGCCATGATTTTCCTGATTTCAGCTTTTTCTTTTTCGTCCATTTGCCAAAGCGGTATAAATTGAAATGAATATTTTGATTTCTGACCTTTGGAAATACCATTTTTCTCACTAAAAATAAGATCTAGTATTTTCGTATATACAGGTCTTAAAATACTTTCCTGCTTGTTTTTGACATGATCATACCAGTCTTTTGTTTGTGATTGTCCACCTTCACCCAAAGAAGCGCCGGGACTTTCACCTAACAAAAGAGAATGTGGCATATCTGTAGCCGCCACAAGTCGGTTATTAATCATTTTCAAAAGATCTGCAAGACCTGAAACATTGGTCGTCTGTCTTTCGTATGTTTCATCTTCGTTGAGAACAATGGCATTGATAT